GTCGGTTGTCGGTTAACGAACTCACGAAGCTAGGAGCGGCCTTTGTTCCCGGGCGCTCCGTGGTTAGGTAGATCCGGGGAAGTACGGATCTACCACTTTGCAACCATGATTGTATTTGGAATAAGAGTTTGGAGATGAACTCGGCAAGAGCTACCTCCGGGTAGTTCTTGTTTCTCTGATTGTCTTGTGGTATTTACGTGAAGTTAGCGTATTGTAGACGGTTCGGTCAGCCGATCTACCTACGAACAGGGAGGTAATTGCGTACTCCTTTGCCACAGTTGAAATGGTGGCTTGTGGTGCAGCTGGGAGGTTGTGCCCACTTCAGGACAGGATGGCAAGTCAATTGGATACCAGCAACGTTTTAAGTCCACTTGGGTCAGTGTGTTTGACGGACGCGTTGTGTTTCTTAGTGTATGTTTGTTCATGCTTCTCTTTAGTTCCTTGGACCTAAAGTTTTATTGCATATCTCAATGCAATGCAAAAAGGGGGAGGGAGACCCCCGAACAGGCAAAATAGACCGAGAAGCGAAAACCGATAGCCCAGGTGGGGGTAAGAAACCACCAACCCGCGGTCACAAACCCAAAGGCCGCGGTCGGATGGATGTAGTCATCCGAGATGAGAGAGGTCCAATTTTGGACCTCCCTGGCCATGACTATCAGGACTCTTTCCCACCTGATGGGAGCATGAGGGGTACGTATCTTATGGTTATGAACCCCAATGCTTTCAATCACGGGTGGGTTCCTAGTAAGCAAACCTACTGGACAATTGTTGGTAAGAAGGTTGCTTATGATGGATGGGTGTCATTTAAAACCTGCGGAAAGATTTATTTGCGTGGGGATTTTGAGGTTTTTGATGCCCGAGCCCATAAGATCATGGAGGCGTCTCTTTGTTCAACCGTTTACTTAGCCAGTAAAACGGCAGCCCCTAACCTGGAGGAGTGGTGTAGGGTTGGAGAAGATTTGAAAGGCCGTGTCTATGCTTCTGTTAAGAGTGCTATCTCTACAGTTGATTATCGGAAGAAGGTTGGTTTGTTGGATATTGAGACACGAGCGAGAGCCCATTATAAGAAGTTTTGGGGAGATACACCTGGTCTACCAGCGATGATTTCTGAATTGATTCGAACGCCAGAGTTCGAGGCAATGTACTCCTCAAAATTGGCTCATGAGGCGAACCTCTTCGAACAGAGACTCCTAAATAGAGCCAATCATATCCTGTTGGCCGAAGGTGAGACTATTGATTCTGTTTACCGCTCACAGTTGAAGTGGTATTTGGCAACAGTTGCCGCGACAGCGACTGCTTTTAGCGGTCTAGTCTACCTCATGTCTACCGTGGTTGATTTTGGGAAGGTGCCGACTTGGAGGAAGGTAACTTTCTTTACAACGTTTGGAAGCTTTTTTGGAAGCACCTTTTACCAGTTGTTCCCACGTAAGAAAAGGATAGCCAAGTATGTCGTTGAACATGCTCCTCAGACGAACTGGTTGGTTCCTGCTTGTCTTGCTCATTTGAAGAAGACATTGATCGCACCAGAACGTTTAGGGATGCAGGAGTTAACGCATACTACTCCTAGTGACCACATAGCCATCACGACCAATGACTATGTGGAGTCTTTTCCCAATGAAGTCGAATCGATGGTCGAGGTCTATGGTATGTTGGCGCCAGTGCCTATGATTTATCCTGTGAACCACCCCCAAAATGTTCAGGGGGCGTTGGAGTATAGGATGTTATCTACACCGCCTTACCAAATAGACGAGATGGCGAAGTTTGTTGCCTTCGCCAAGAGAATGATTGATCGGCTTCCACCCCTACATCTTACCAATGATCCAGATGATAAGATGAACCACCTACGGACCACTTATGGCTTGGCTAGGGCCACAGATTTGATGGAACAGTCCAAGAAACCATTGGAGTCTGTAGATCTTGAGTGTGGTATTTTTGTTAAGGGTGAAATTTATCTGAACAAGGTTGAGGAGACTTTTAAGCCGCGAATGATATGGACGCGCTCAGATAAAATATTGGGGAGGTATTCCTTTCAGTTTCACCAGCTGGGAGAATACCTTAAACACGTTCTGTCCCCGCATACTTCGAGTTATTACACGAGCAGTGCAACACCTGATTCTTTGGGAAGGTTCTTCTCCACTTATGATGATTGGTATGTCTATGAAGGAGATGTTTCTAACTGGGATGGTTCTATGGCTGAGCCATTGCTTTCTTTAGAGAAGTACTTCCTTGTGAATAAGGTGACTGGGTTTGATGATTATTTCCCTATGCTATTGTCTAATTGGACTTCAGTAGTTGGGACGTGCCCAGGATTGAAGGTGGAAGGCAATCGAGGACGGAGAAGTGGTGACCTATGGACGTCATGTTTTAATTCTTTGTTGAATGTTTTGATACAAATGTATTGTTATGACATCCTAGGTGACACTATAAATACCTGGGAAGATGGAGCTTGTATGGTGCTTGGTGATGATAGTCTGACTTTTTTGGAACAATACCTTGATCCTAAGTGTGTTGTCGAGCGTTATGCCCTTTTGGGCTTGAAGTTGGAGTTGCGCCAAGTGTCTGACCCTTATGACGCCACGTATTGTTCTGGTATGTTTTGGAGGGTCAATAACTCCATCCGTTGGGGTAATATGCCAATGAGAGTTTTGTCTAAGTTTGGTGTAAATCATGGTAATCACCCACACAAGTTGTTTAAGAGATTGCTCTTTGGAACTGCGAAGAGTATGTTGCCGACAGCTGGACATGTTCCGGTTTTGGGAGCGTTTCTCCGAGCGATTGTTGGTAGTGGTGAGAGAATGAAGTTGAAGACATACCATGATGTTCGTTGGCTAAACCCCTATCGACCCCAGGGGGGTATAGTGTTGTTTCCTGATGCTGAGACGTATCATCAATTCGCAACTCGCTATGGAACGCCTATAGAGATTATACTTGAGATGGAGGAGTGGATTGACAATAATGTCACTCTTGATGGCTTCCCGTACAGTTTGGAAGGAGACTTGTTCAAGGATTGGTTTGAGACCGACTTGGGTGAGCGTCAGGTTGGAAATATTCCACCCCCTTTCCTGTATGCAAGTGTTGGCCCAGCCCCAGTTGACCCTCAGAAGGGTGAGGAGTTTGTTTTTATTACTGAGGTTGGGCCCCGCGAGGAGGAATATGAGAAGCTGCGTGGTTGCACGAACTTGTGCCAGGCTTTGACCAAGGCCTGGCACTTTGGAATAGCTGAGGCGCGAATAGCGCCTGAAGCTTGGCACCACCCAGCTTTACACGTCTTGTTCACTTGCTTTTCCTGGATTAATATTAATTGGGGGGTTAGTCTTCACCGTCTTTACAATCGGGCGGCTATGACTCGTTTTAAAGGTCATTTGAGACCCGCCAATAGACGATCCAGGAAGGGTCAGCAGAACCAGCCGAGGAGGAGGAGGAGGAATAGGCAAAACCAGCAGCCGCAGGTTCAGAACCAAAACCAGCCACCACGTCGTAAGAGGGTTGGGCGACCTAATGGTAGCCCAGCTCGTATGGCAAATATTGGACGTGAGGTCGGTAGTGCCTTTTTTGGCACGCCAGGACGATGGCTGGGAGCTGCTGCTGGCGGTGCATTGGATGGATTGATGGGCCGTGGAGATTACAAGGTAGGAGCTAATACACTTTATTCAGCGGGAGTGCCCTACTTTGGTTCTTCTAGAGGTAGGCGAGTTCGTATTCGCAACCGTGAGTATTTAGGTGATCTCTTCGGCTCTACAAGTTTCACACTTACACGATTTATTGTGTCCCCTACTGACACTGCTACATTTCCCTGGTTGTCAGTTGTTGCTAGTCGGTTTCAGCAGTATAAGTTGTTGGGTATGGTTTTTGAATTTGTTAGCACGAGTGCTAATGCTCTTAATTCAACGAACACTGCTTTAGGGACGGTGGTTATGGCCACCCAGTATGATGTGAATCGCCCCTCCTTCAATTCCAAGCTGAGCATGGAAGAATCTGAGTTCTGTAGTACTGGAGCGCCATCTTGTTCTTTGATCCACCCTTTAGAGTGTGCCTCAAAGACAGCCCCCTTGGAGGAGCTTTATATTCATGGTGCTGAAGAGTCAGGCTCAGAAACTGATGAGAGGTTTTATCAATATGCGTGCGTGCAGATTGCTACAGTTGGGATGCAAGCTTCTGCAAATATTGGTGAGATTTGGGTCTCTTACGATATTGAATTAATAAAACCTACTCTATCAATGGGCAGTGTACCAAATGGTGATTTGGCCGTTTATCGGACTGGAGTTACGACGAGTGCGTGGATGGGTACAACCGCGGTCTCGTCAATTGGAGTTCAGGAAGAGAAGGTGGATAATACCACCTTTTACTTTAACCCGTCCCAGAGTGTTGGTTACTACTGCCTTTATTGGTCGTGGGCCTTCACTTCTACGGCTGTCACTATTCCGAGTTTCACTTTGACGAACTGTACGGCTGTTAACTTGTTTAACAACCAAGCAGCTAATCAGGTGAACGCACCAAATAATGGTGAGACGTCAGCTAGACTTATTTGGATAGTTAACGTCGCCATTACTGCCCCTGGTGCGAAGATCGCGTTGTCGGGTGGTGCAATTGGCGCCTCATGCACCCTCAACTTTGGGGTTTTCCCTTCCCCCATAGCCGGCCCTTCAGTGGGCGTGGTTAGTTATTCC